AGTATCAGATTAGCCAAAGAAAGTGGCGTAAATATCAAATGCCCAGTATGTCAAAGCAAAACATGGAATGAAACTCTCCCAACTGGTTTATATCAATAAGCCAGAGTTTGCTAAGAGGGTGTTTAAACAAGCACCCTCTAGGGAAACTATAAGAGATAGTTACCAAAGGAGGAAAAACAAGATGGCTAAAATACAACCCAAATTCTTTTGTTACTGGTGTAAAAGAGAGTTAGAAATAGGCGAGGAATTACAGACAGATGAGAATAATTTTTACTGTAAGACATGCCCAGAATATAAAACAGAAAACAAAAACCATGTAAAGGAGGACATTCTTTCTAACCAAGGAGTACAGAGGTTAGTTGTTTAAACAAGGATATTTTTTAAATACCCAGATTAAATTAAAAGTATGTTAAGATAACATTACAAAGGAGGAAACATGAAAGAACTTAGAGGAGACAACACCAGAACAAATATCAATAGCTATTCAGTATGGCTAGAGGTACATGTTGATGGAGAGGACAAACCTCTAATGATACATCCAACAGCATTTGATTTGTTGGAGAAATCAATAAGCAAAGCAAGAGAACTATCTAATCTTGATGGCGACAAAGCCACTAGAGAATGGGAAAAGTTTTCTAAAGAAATGAGCAAAGGGTTTTAACTAACCCTTTGTTTAAACAAGGACAAACAATAAGGAGAAACAATGCAAACAAGAACAACAAAAAGAGACCTACAAAATTATGTAGCACAAATAAATAATCTAACTGGAGAGACCTTTAGACAAAGAAAAGGACAAGTCTGGTATAGAAACGAAGAGGGCGAACTATTTTCAACAGTTGGCGTATACAAGCTAGATATTGCAAATGGTGGATACCAATTAGTTAGAATAATGAACGAGGGTGGAGGAGAAACAGACATAAGCCCAAGATTATCAGCTAAAGAACTAAAATATTTCATGCATGGTATGTTGTATGGATTAACAAATAGAAAAAATAAGGTAACTGTTTAAACAAGGACATTTTTTAAATACCAAGTTTATTTTTAAGATGTGTTAAGATAGTATTACAAACAAAAACTAAGGAGAAACAAAATGAACGAAGAAGAAAGAAACAATTTTAACTGGGAGATAAATAATTTACTATTATTAATCGCCAGATGGAATGCGAATATTATTACTTATAATGAATTCATCAAGTCAATAGATAGCAATTTATTATTAGGTATATTAAAAGAAAAACAAAACTAAGGAGAAAAAATGAATAACTATAAAACAAAAACTATAGGAGAAGTATCAGTAGATAGTGGACAAGTGTTACTAATTGACCCTTGTTATATCAAGAAAGATACACTAGGCAATGAGCGATTTAATTATGACCATGCAGAGGACAAATACTTAAACGACCCAACATTAGACAACAAGAAAAACTTTTATACAAATGTCTGTGAGAGAACTCTTGTTGGTGAGGGATTTGGAAATGTTATGTCTGGTTTTGCGACTGGAACAACTCATGGTGATGGTACTTACGCAGTCAAAGGTATCTTTGATGATAGCGAACAATTACAAGGTATCTTTATCAGCTTTGTTGGTAACATGAACGCAGAGTTTAGCGAAGAAGATGAGGATGACAACTGGTTTACAGAATAGTAGCCAGTTGTTTAAACAAGAAGGAGAAATAATGGAAGATATATACGATAAAGTTGATTTAAAGACTGCTAAAAGAGAAACTATGGATATCTATATAACAAAACAGGATATTCAAAGGACATATATTGAAACACCTTATTACATAAGAGTTAGCTATAACGCAAAGGGTTGGTGGGGTAGAGATATTTTCACACTTAGTAGAGATAAAACACTAAGCGAGTTTGGTGGCTCTGGAGAATGGGTTGCTCAATGGAGTAGTGGTGGACAAGATGACAGTATTAATGTAATCAAAAGATTAGAAACTGTACAACAGATTATGGAAGATATGAAATACTTTCTAGAGAATGGAAAGTTTATGAACGAATGTAAGGAGGAAGAATAATGGCTAATCAAATAAGACAATTTCAAGGATATGTAAATCAATCTTTGATGGACAACAATAAACATGATGACAAAAAATATCTAACGATAATGACAAGATTGTTTAAACAAGGTGACTTAAACTATGAACAAGTCTTTATGTTTATGAGAACTATAGTCAGAAACTACAAAAGCAAAACTTATGTGGACTATCTGGATAAAAACTATGACATAAGGCGACAAGTTATAGACACTGTGGATTATGGTTGGATAACTAAAGATGGGGAATACACAGAGCATTGTTTAAACAAGCTAAAAGAAATGGGATTTGAAAAAACCCTAGGCGAGTCAACAGTAGCAGAGGAGGAATAATGACAAATACAATAAGTTATTTAGATGACCATTGTATTTTTTGTGATGATAAATTTAGCACTACTATGCACACAAACAATATGCAGAAAGTAGTTGATATTGATAACAATATAATAAATGATGTTGTTAGATGTGATAGTTGCTTTAATTATGTACATAAAAATAATGATTGTAGTCAAACTTATGATGAGAATACAATATTTTATTCACTACCACAATATAACTTCCCTAAAGCAATATTATGTCAAGGTTGTGAACAAGATGAAGAAGTGCTTTATCCAAATGGTAAAGCACTATACGAAATGCATGAGGAGGAATAATGTATTCAGTGTTAGCTTTAACTTTTGTATTGTTGTGGTCATTAGGATTGACTTACATAATAATTAAGAAAGGTTATTTAGATGAGTAAGAGGAGGACATATACAGTTAGGTTTATTAATAGGGAATACAAACAAAACCCAGAACTAATTGTAAATGAACTTGCTTATCAAAGACTACAAGAAATGCAGAGAGATGAGTTGTTTAAACAATGACATTTTTTATTGACAACTTTAAATTACAAATGTGTTATAATGGTATGACAAAACTAAGGAGGACAAATGAAAGCACACAAGTGGTGGATTGAAAACAAAGAGAAGATAAGACAGAGGATTATAGAAACCTTTGACTTACCAGAAGATTACAAACTATAAGGAGGAATAATGGATATAACTAAAGAAGGTGCATTAAATGACTTTTGGAGTATAAAACCAACAGTATCAGTAGAAATAAAAGGCAATACTGTTTACTTTACTTCAGAATTACATTACGCAGAGGAGGATGAATAATGCCTACATATAAAATACTTGTAAGGTTTGATGCAGAAGATTGGGATGATGCTGTTAGCGTTGTTGAAAATATGTACATAAAAGATTGGATAACAGAAATGGAGGAAGAATGAGTTTTGTTAATCAAATAGATTGGACTTGTGGTTGTATGCGTATGACAGAGTTTGATTATAGAAGTGGTAAAGAACGAACAGTAGGTAGAAGTTATTGTAGAAAACAAAATTGTGATAGGAGGAACAGTGTTTAAACAAGTAGTACATAACAAAGGTTTTGCAAGTGTTGATACAGAAGAACTAGATAGTTGTTGCGAGGTTATGTTTGGACATACAGACTGGGAGTTTGTAGAGGACACTAACCAATATATAACAATTAAATTTAATGTAGAAGATACAAGAGAAGAGGAGGAATAATGGCTTGGGAATTAATAGAACTAAGTAAAGAATGTAAACATATAGAAGTAATGAAAGATAATGGAAACAAATGGTGTATTGATTGTGGTACATCACTAGGTGCACCATTTAGTAAGGAGGTTGTTTAAACATGGAAGAATTAATTTTTGATAAAGAGAATTATCAAAATCATTTTAAAAAAGCATGGAAGACTGGACTGTTTACAGAACAAGAACCTTACATGTACATGTGTGAAGATAAGGACAAAGTTTATTTTAAACATGGAATAACAAGACAATACAAACACTTAATAAAAGACAAGGAGGTTGTTTAAACATGGAAGACTATTTTATAAAACTATATTCACTGGAGTATACAGAAAACGAAGAAACAAAAGTTATCTTTGAACAGGACAGAGATAAGCTAGAAAAACTGTTACAACATTGGAAAGATAATGACCATGACACAACTCAAGACAAGATACTAGAGCATAGATTTAATACAGTAAGTAATATGTTGCTTTATATTAACTTTAAACTAGGCACTCACAAAGTCTTAGAGTACAACGATATAGAGTAACGAGGTTTAATGCATTGAGAATAGAGCCAGAAGAGAACTCTGGACAAGGGAGTTTATTCATTCCTTCCTTTAGTTGAACACTCCTTGCACCTCTAAATTGTTAGCAAAAGTTGACAGTTATATGACAAAGTATGGTAACATTATAGAAGGAATTACATAGGAGAAACTATGAGATACCAAGTACAAGCCATTTCTATCTATGGAGGTAGAGAGGAATGGACATATCAAACAAAGACAGAGGCTCTTATCAAAGTCAGAGAACTTAAAGATATAGGCACTTACCTTGTTTATTTGGTAGAACTTAATAAAGAAACAGTATAAGCCTAACTCAAAATACAAAGGAGGAATTATGAGTAAGGAAACTAATATGTTTCAAGAGCCAAAACTCTTGAAGAAATGGGCTATTCAGTTAGCCAACGCATGTGGAGGACAGAGGGTAGAAAAAACAAATATCCTCAATAAGCTAAATACAAAACAAGTTAACATATTGCTTGATGAATTTGTCTTAGCTTACAACCATAATGTAAATGTATATATGCAAGACAAAGTAACAGAGGAGGAATAGTGCTTACAGATATATTTTTAAAAGCAATGCTTGTATCTATAACAGTAGGTGCAATAGGTATGTTGTTTCTAGTTTTAGGAACATTACTTTATTTATATGTAAACGAATGGTGGTTTAGCAGACTGAACGCAAGAATGTTTGATGAAGAGGTCATTCGTTTAAACAATGATATAGAAGAAGATGGAGATTTGTTATGACAATATGGCAAAAGATAAATGGGGAAACCTATTTCAATGAAGTTAAAACTGATTTAGCTGATGTTGATGATGACTATTTAGAAAGTGTATTGAGACTTATGAACGATAAGATAATCAAGCATGAGAAAGCTACACAAATACTAAGAAACCAAAGAACTGGTTTAGTTAAGTTTGCATTTGACAGAGGTATGTCAGCAATAAAGATAGGCAATATATTAAATATGAGTAGACAAAGTGTTTACGCAATCCTAGAAAAGGAGGACAAGTAATGGCAAAGTTTAATCTTAATGATTATGAAACAGTAGAGGAAAGACTTAAGAAGTTTTGGAAAGACAATCCTAAAGGTCGTATCAATACTGATGTAGTAAGTACTGGAACTGATGGCACATGGGTGATAGTTAAAGCTGAATTGTTTAAACAAGCAGATGATACATTTCCTGTAGCTACTGGATTAGCACAAGAGTACAAAGGTCAAGGTGGATTTGCTAACAATGAAGCGTGGATGGAGAATGCAGAAACCTCAGCGATTGGCAGAGCATGTGCGAATTGGATGTACCAAGGTAACAAAAAGGCTAGACCTAGTAGAGAAGAGATGTCTAAGTCAATTAAAAATGAAGTTGAAGTAGAGAAGAAACCAGTGGTTAAACCTACTAAAGAAGAACAAGAAGCTATGAATAAAGTAGTTGATGAAATGGTTGCAGAACCAAAGACTTCTACTGGTAGTGTTGGTAATCAACTCAACACTTTACTAACAGCTATGATACCTAACGAAGCACTACGAAAAACAATTAAGAGTAATGCTTATGGAGAATTAGTTGACAATGGTGTTGCTAGTGAAGATGTTGAGATGTGGACAAAAAGTAACATAGATACATTTATGACAAGAGCAGAAGATATGTATAAAAAAGTTACTGATGAAAACAATGAAGACAGAGATATAATTGAAGAAGTCTTTGGTGAAGTTGTAACATCTGTAGTACCTACTTGTCCAGAATGTAACAGTCCAGATTGGATAGAGGACAACAGAGAAAAGAAAGCAAGTGACCCTAAGTTTAGTAAGATACCATCATGGAGTTGCAGTACTTATGGTACTAACAATGGCTGTGGTTGGACAGCATGGGGTGATACAGATTGTCCACCAGAATGGCTTTAGAAGAGATTGGCAGTAGTCTTAATATCGAAAAGTTAAAGAGGAAACTTAAGAAAAGATATCCAAACTATAACTTCGATATTAAGCCAGAGCCAGACACAAGACACAAGTCACCACATGATTGTATGTCTAATACAATATTTTATACAGATACAGAAGGCAATAAATTCTGTGGTGCAAGGTATAAGGAAACAAGTAAAGATGATGTTTATAAGTGGGAGTACAGAGTTTGTCACGCACTTGTTAAACAAGCAGAGCAAGGAGGTAAAGTAATTGAGTTACCATTTTAATGATATGTCAAAAGAACTACAAGACTTTTGGGTTGAACAAAAGAAAAGAGGTAATGTTAGAAATACACCAAGGTCTGGAAGATGTATGTTATGTGGAAGATTTCTTTATAAAGAAGATATCGACCATAGCGTGTGCAATTCTTGTTGGGAAGATTTAGGAGAAGAAGAATGAGTAGTCCAGATAGCAAAGATTATCCTGTGTGTATAGAGTGCAACGAAGTACCAGAAACTACATTAACTCATGATGGTAGATGTGTTGGTTGCATTGCACATGAGATAGAAGACTTAGTGTGACAGACATAGACAAGCAAATAAATAAACAGGGAAGAGATATAGCACTTAAATTACAAAGTCTTATGGCTTTAGTAGAGCAAGACTATAACGAACATGAACCTTGTTTAGTTTGTAATGAAAAGTTTAAACACCATATAGACAAATTACCATGTAACTCTGATACAGAGCGTAAGCAGATAGTAAGAAGAGATAGATGGGGTAATACAAAGGAGAAAAATCATGGAACATCATGAAGAACAGTATCAAGACAGAATAAAAAAAGGTGTAGGCAAAGATGCAGAAAAGATATTTCAAGAACATCTTGAGAGTTTAGGTTTATATAGTCCAAAGGACTGGTTAAAGGTAGGCACAAGTCCATGGGAACACGATATAGACTTATTCTGGCTGTATACAGCGATAGTAGTAGTGCCAGATTACATCTTTAATAGAAGAGGTATGCTTTATCTAGCTGAAGTTAAAGGAACTAAAAGAATTAAAGCTACAGATATGGAAAACCTTAGAGAAATGTATAACAAATCTAAAGACTTTGACAAAGTACAGGTAGGAATATCCTATGTCAATGTACAAACAAAGGAAGTTAAGTGGTACTCGTTTAAACAAGTAGAGGAAATGTGGAACTCTATAGATAAACTGGAGTATTACCACGAAACAGATTTTAGAGGACAGAAAAAGGCTTATAAAGTATTACCTTTATAATATCTTTAAGTTATCCCATCCCTTTTCATTAACTGTGAATGTTAGAACTCCAGGATGAGACCACATTCCAGTCCTTTCTGTGAAATCAATAGACTTATCTAAGCTAGGAGACTGAAACCAAGTCCTATCTCCTTGTTGCTTACTTCTAAAGTGATGATAATGTCCAGTTACTAGTATCTGGCATTGACCTGCAGGAAGAAAGCCATACATCTGTCCTTTCCACCAACTCTCAATCTTATTCTCTGGATTACCAGAGCCAGAAGTCATGTGTCCATGTGTCCAACCACAAGATATACCTTTGATATCCATTACTTGATGAAAGCCATCAGGTATTTCAACTGATACTTTTTCATAGCGTTCTGGATTAGCTTTCATAATCTCTTCACATATCTGCAAATGCATAGTATCAGAGTTATCTAATCTATTTGTATAGACCTGACCTTTACTAGACCTAGTCATTTCACCATGGTTACCTGGTGCACCTGCTAGAACTAGCTTGTCTGCAAGAGGTAAGAATGTATCAATAGTTTTCATAATCATTGACCTAGCTAATGCGTATTGCTCAATCAGTGAGAGAGAAACATTGAAGGGTTGACTGTCGTAGAAGGCGTTTGTACAGTTTTCTGTGAGGTCACCTAATCCTATCATATAGATTTCATCTATCTCTACACCAGTCTTGCGTAAGTCTTTAATTCTATGAACTGCATCTCGTAGTGCTATATCATATCTATTGATTGTGTTCTCAACTCCATAGTCACGCTTCCCCAACTGCCAGTCAGCCATAAAATATAAGAACGCTGTGTCTCCTCCTAATGTTTTGGCTTTGTATGGTACTTTCTTCTTTGCTTGTTTAAACAACTCTTTAAAGTATTTATCTTGACCTGGATTTTTCTTCTTGACTATACCTTTAAATGCATAAAAGGTTTCTGTCCTACCACCTTTAAGCTGTACATTCCAACTTGATGCACGAACTGAACCTTCTATCTCATAATGTTCTGGGTCAAATCCCCATTCTTTTAATATAGAGTCAAACTTATTTCTATAATCTGGGTCTGTTCCAACATGTGTGATTTCACCTAGACCTGTCTGTTCATTAACTTCTAGTCCTGGTTGCCACCCTGACTTATAGAAATTATTACCCCACTCTTCTGGTACATTAGGCATTGTTCCTCCTTTAGCCCTGTTATTTTATATTATCTAGAAATTTTTGTTGTAGGTGTAGCTACCTTTTTCTTAGCAAATGATTTCAATACTGACAAAACAGCAGCACCACCAGATAAAGCAGCAACTTCAAGTGTGCTTATATCTACGCCTAGTGCAGGTGTAATGACAAGTGTTGAAGCAAATGTTTCAACGAATGTCCATAGACATCTTTCAATAAGGTCTTTATATTCTTCACTCATCTTATCAACTTTCCTAACTTTAACTTATTTTCTATATTCTCTAGTTTAGCAAGTATCTCTGACAATTTGTTATTTATTGTAGCTGAATTAACATAATCAGGACCACTAGCATTGCTTATATCTTCTGCTGTTACATTGGTAGATTTCTTTAGTGCCTCTGTATCAACTTTATCCCATTCAATAATGAACTGTCTCCAAGCATCACCAGGGCAGGATGTTTGTTTAAACGAGGAGTGTGGTCTTAATTCTCCTTTTACTTGTGAGTAGAGCCACTTAACAGATTTAATAGCTTTATCTGAAGGTTTGTGGGTAGGTTCGCTACCACCAAGCCAACACACAGCAACATAATGCTTGTTATTGTAGTTAATCTCTTGCCTAGAGTTACCACCTTGTGCTGCACTTCTGTTTCCAAATCCTCTTCCTTCATAAATCTGTCCTGTATCTCCTACTAAAAAGTTATATGCAATATCATTCCAACCTCTATCTACTTGATGAAGTTTCTGTATTGCTTTTACTTGGTCCATCTCTGCTTGATTTCCTACAGCTATAGGATAAGCAGACCAATGTATTACTAAACCTTTTACTTCTCCTAGTTTAGAATACTTTGTCTTTGCAGGTTTTGCACCCCACATATCTCTGCTAATAATATTCATACTTATATCTTAGCCATTTAATTTAAATAGTAGTTCAGTAAAGTTACTTTCTAACATATCAAGTTCACTATTCATCTCTAGTACCATAGCATCACAAGCGTTCTGATGTGATTTAATTTCTTCTATCGAGTTGAATACCCAACCAAATGCACTAATTACTATTGTTGCAATTATTGGAATGATTGTTTTTGTGTCTATTTTTAATGTTGCCATTGTTCTCCTACATTAAGGCAGCAACAACCAACCCACCTACTGCTACCAGTAATCCTAATACTTTATAAAATTCTGCTTTGTCTAATTTTTGGTCTAACTTCTCATCAATCTTTTGAAGTTTATCTAATATCATTTGATTTAGTTCCTTCTGTGTATATCCATTACCTGATTTTGAAGTAGCCATTATGGAAGGTCATCCTCTGACATATAGATATCATCACTCCAGGAATATGCTTTATCGTAGTAGTTACGATTTTCCCAATCCCAAGTGCTTAATCTTTTAAGAGTTGATAGAATATCTTTTAAAAAAATACCTAATAAAAATCCAATTATAAAATCCATAAGCAGGATTATATCATATAAAAAGAGGAGTGTGGTGGCACTCCTCTTTTATTTCCTGTGGTGGCAGGAAAACTACTGTAATAATTTTTTTGGTCTGCGTTTTAATATATTTGTGTACAACTTATTTATGTTCCTTCTAAAACCAGCTATATTCAAATGACTTTTTATAAAATTAATTTGCATTGTATTAAAGTAAACAAACTTTAAAATAACTGGATAGTTAAACATAATTTTAATAATAGGTTTATCAATCTTTAATTTAAGTTTCGCTGTTTTATTTTTATCTACTACTGCATAGGCTAAATTTATACTCCTTGACCAACTGTATATATTAAAACTACCTGATAAAAATTCTAAATTACTTGTTTTTAAATTGGGGTCTAATATTGTAATGTTTAAATCTTTTGTATCTGTAATAAAATAATATGGTAGTAATACTTGTATTGTTACAATGTCATTTGTTTCTAATAAAGTAAAACTTTCTTTAATAATGTTGTGAACATTATTGTTTATTGGATGATAGTTTTCGCTAAAATTATATTTATAATCGTAGCAACTTTCTTCTTTATTAAAATATATTTCTATATCTACATCAATAAAAGAATTTATGTAAAAAAATTTGTCCTTTTGTGAACTAATTGCTGGACACAATAATTTTGAATAAGTTTTATTTTTTTCTACATTAGGATAAGTAAGTTCAGGAACTTCATCTTTAGCGTATATACCATATTGCACATTTACTTTTTTAAAATTATTAAATAAATTAATCATTAGTATTTTAGATTTTTGTAACCATTTCTACTGGTATGTAAATCATCCCTTCTTAATTGATGTAGGTCAGAAATATCTTTATTGTAATTGTTATTAGTAACAATAATATTATTATCTTCTTTTTTAAATACATAACAATGTATTAATGGTGTACCTGCAGCTATATAAAAATTTCTTTTTAAAATTTCAAATGGAAATGCTACTTCTCCAAATTTATCTACTTCCACTATGCCACTAAGACATCTTATGTCTTGCCTAAAATGATAAAAAGGGTCAGTAAAATAAATACTATATCCATCAGGCACATCAAATATATATGGACTATGTAATTTTAATGTTTTACCATCAAGTGATTTACCATATTCCATTCCATCACTTTGATTTGAACCCTGATACCCTATCCAATCTTCTATCTTAAAACCTTCTCCTACTTCAGTAGCAGAAAAACTCCACTCTTGCCTTAATGAATTATCTTCTTCATTTTCATAAATATCAAATTTTAAATTACCCCATAAAGGAATAATAAATCCTGTACTAACATAATCTTGAATTGCTGGACAGTTTTTTGCATTCATCCAACCTAAAGCATCACTACCTAGTTTTTGTTCTTTATACCATTCAGGTAAAAATTTATTTGCTTTTTTAATTGGAAATAATTTTATAAAATTTTCGTACTCTTTAACTTTAGGATAAATATTAATCTCCACCATAATAATATTATAACATTAAATTATTCTACTAATTCCCAACCTTGTGTTTTTGGGTCAGCAGTATCTGTTTGATACGCATTCTCATTCCAAATATAATTATTACCATCATTTGGATAATCTATTGGTGCATTATATTGCCAATCATCTGTATTCAAAACCCAACTATCAAATAATTTTTGTGGTAAAAACACATCATTGTCTGCATCCCAAGTCATTCCTATTCCTGCATAATTACCTCTAAAAGGAGTGCCACCTTCTCTATGAGTATTAGCAACTGTATTAATAGATGTTCTTTTACAAGTTAAACCTTCTCTTTTACTTTCATAGTACTCTTCCCATGAAGAATATCCATCAGGTAAAGTGCTTGTATCATCTTCATCTTTACCACTAATAACTTCGACTACAATATTATTGCTGTTTATAAATGCGTAATGTGCCATTAGTTACTTCCTATATCATAAGTAAAACTAACATTATCTGTACCAGAAGTAAATTGT